CCGCTGATTCTTGATAGGAGGCCCTAACAATGTCTGAATTCCGTATGGATGACGCGGGTCTGTTCCTTGAGCGTCAGCTTGAGTACATCCGCCCCCAAGTGTTTGAAGTGCAGTATGCGGATATTAAGTATCCGACCATCCTGCCTGTTACTAGTGAAGCTGGCCCTGGCGCTCAGACCTTCACCTATCGCGTCATGGACTCCACTGGCGAGTTCAAGCTGATCGCTGATGCTGCTGATGATCTGCCCCGCGCCGATATCAGCCAAGTTGAGAAGAGCATCAACATCCGCTCCTTCGGTGGTTCCTTTGGTTATACCGTGCAGGAACTGCGTGCTGCTCAAATGGCCAATATTGCCCTGGAGCAGCGCCGTGCTGCTGCCGTGCGCCGTGCCTATGAGGAGAAAGTGGAAGAAGTGGCTCTGTTCGGTGAGAGCAGCGTCGGTCTGTCTGGTTTCTTCAATAACTCCACTGTGGACGTTATCGCTGCTGATAAGTGGTTCACCAGCAGTGGCACCACTGCTCAGGAAATGCTTGAACTGCTGAACTATGGCGTGACTGCCATTATCAACGGCTCCAAGATGAAGGAGCAGCCCGACACCATCCTCATGGCTTATGAGGACTATAACAAGGTGAGCACCACTCGCAATTCCGACTCTTCGGACGTGACCGTGCTGGAATACTTCCTGCGCACCAACCCCTACATCCGTAACGTTGAGCCCATCAACCAACTGGATGCTGACAATAGCGTGCTCAATACCAACCGCATGGTTGTGTACAAGCGTGATCCTGAGAAGCTGCAACTGCACATTCCTCAGCCGCTGGAAATCTTCCCGCCCCAACAGCGTGGTCTTGAGTTCATTGTTCCCGCTCATGCTCGCGTGGGTGGCGTGGCTCTGTACTATCCCAAGAGCGTTATCTACGTTCAAGCTTCGGCCTGAGGATAGTTAGTCAAGCAAGGGACGTTAAGCTATGGACAATTGTTTCTTTTGAACAATGCTCATTGCTTATCGTCCCGAACTTGAAAACCCGCCCCGCGAAGGCGGGTTTGGCATTATTACGCAAACTGGCATGATTCAACTCACGCCTGGTCTTAATCAAGATATTCCAGAGCATCAATGGAAAGTGGCTCGTGAAAATAGGGCGGTTAAGCGTCTTATGAACATTGGAGCCATTGAGGAAGTACGGGAGCAAATCATGGTGGAAGACATTCCGCAAGATGTGCAAACACTTTCTCAAATGCCAATGGTGGAAGCCATCCGCATGATCGAGCTTATTCATGATCCCGATCAACTAAATGGCTGGAAAAAAATTGAAGGCCGTGTGCGCGTGCGTAATGCTATCAACAAGCGCATTGAAAACATTCGCATTGGGAAAGCCTGATTATGGCCGTCACTTATGCAAGTTTTCTTGAGCGCTTCCCTGAATTCACTCCTCATCCATCGGGGATTGTGAATGGTGCCATCTCTGAAGCCACTTACGATGCCTCAGAAGATGTGTTTGGGAATCAGACTGATAGGGCAGTTAAGTTTTTAGCAGCTCATATCATTGCCATTCAACTTGCGCAGATGGGCATTCAAATTGGTGCCACCGATGGCAAGGTTTATGGTGAGGGGCTAGATGCCACTCAATACGGTCAAGAGTTCAAGCGGATGTTAAATCTGCTTCCTTCTTCTTCTGTTGGTTTCGTTGTATGAGCAATTTCCTGGAGCCACTTGCTAATTCCACTTTGGTATGGTCAGTGGCTTCGGGCTATGCGCTTGATAGCGAAACTGGAAATTACGTGGCTGTTGCAACGGGCGTCACTTACTACGCATCGTTAAGGCAAAAGCGTAATCCTCAGTACGATTATTTGCTTGGTGCAGATCAAACTGCAGTGTACATGGAGGGGCGCCTCACTTCTCCATTAACACTTTCTGGAATTGTCCCTGGCGATTCTGCTAGAGCAACAATCAATGGAAGAGAAGGGCGTTTTGAATTGTTGCCAAACGAGGAAATTGCTATTCATTATTGGCAGTTCCTCGGCACGCCAATTAGGGGAATTTTTAGACTAATTGGCAAAGGAAGCGTTGACAATGCTTGATCAAGCATGGCGCCGCTTAATCATTCTTTCCTTCCATTGAGGATCTTCTCATGCTTTACCATCCCACTGAGCTGGTGAAGAGCCAAGACGTGATTGTGCGCGTTGGCTCTGTCGCTCTCGCCAGCGGCCGTCCCATCATCACTCAAAGCGGCGCTACGTTTACCGTTACTGGCGTGCCCGACTTGTACACTCTGCAAGCTGCCACGACGGCTTCTGTTGCCTTTAACGATGGCAACCAAGAATTCTATCTGCTTGGTGGTGGCGGTTTTGCTGATAGCGTGATTGTTACTAGCCAAGCCACTGCTTCCATCACCTCCTACTTCCAGAAGGATGTTGATGGTGTTACATTCCTGCCCAATAGCTTTGACGAAGCTTTCCAAGTGATTAGCGCTTCGCGCTATGACAAGAACCACGAAGTGTACGTGGAAATCAACAAGCAACTTGGCGCCACTACCAGTGGTTATTACTATGATCGAGTGGCTTTTGTTGCTTGCGTGATGAACTATAACGAGAGCTATCCTGCGGATAATCTCGTGGAATGCACGTTTGATTTGATTAGCCGTGGTCGCATTGGCATTAATCAATCGGTATTTACTGCGTCTGGCCTCATTCCGACTGCCCCCAACGGCCCTGCTGCTTGATCTTTGATTCATCTTTCCATTGTTCTTTGCTAGCCTCTCCTTACGGAGAGGCTTTTTACTGTGAACATTGCACAACTTCGGGAAGTGGTCACTGAACTACTTTCTGCGTCGCCTAATTTAATCGGCACTTATACGTTGCCCGGCAATTCAACTATTCCTGCGGTGTATGTAGTGGGAAGGCAAAGCGTGCCCAATGAATGGAAGGCTAAGGGGCTTGAAGTGGCAATGCGAGAGTTTCCCCAGTTGAATCCACGTTCTCCGCTGGGAGGCACTGTAAAGGTGAGCCAAGTGTGGGAAGTAATTCTCACGCAGTTTACGCCTAGCAGCGGCACGCTTGCCGCTGCAATGGACAGAATGGTGAGGCGGTTTCCCGACGCTACGCCTCGATATTTTCCAGGCGATGACGTGGCTTACGAGCGTTGTCGATTTTTGATTCCCGATTTGATTCTACGTAATCTACTAGCACCATGAGCGCAACTATTGTTGGCGGTACGATTATTAATGCAAAGCTTTTGGAAGCAAAGCTCGCAAAAGCTTTTGAGACGTGGGCTCGCTTTGATGCAAACGATTATTTTCGCGATCAGTTTGTGGAAGATAAATGGTTTTATCCTGGGGAAACAGAGCGAAAGAGCGGTGAACTGGCAAGAGATCCTCGTAATATTTTTGATTTAGGCGATTTATACAGAAGTGGTAGGGATAGTTTTAAAATCACGCAAGGCAGCGCAGATGTCACCGCGTCATGGGACTGGGACGCAAAAAACAGCTCAGGCAGGGGCTATGCATGGTATGTTCACGAAGGACTGTCTACCAATTTGGCGCCAAGACAATGGACGGATGTATTTCAGCAGCGTGATTTATTTGATGGAAGCAGTGTGAGCAAGGAGCTAAGATCTCGGATGCGTATTGCATTGAACAGATGAAGATTGATTATTTGTGGAGTGCAGATAATTCTGTTCACGCCATTAATTGCGAGATTGATGGTATGGCATTAGACGTGGGCATTTTGTGTCTTATTTCCTGTCGCGAAGAGACGCTTAGAATAAGCAACGAAAATCATTCAATGCTGGTTGAAGTGCCCAAAGAATTTCGCTCTAGCAGCGAAAGAGTGAAGGTGTTCAACGCATTGTTAAACGTTCTTGATCATGAGCAAATACAGCTTCCTTCTGCAGACTAAGGCCGAAGACTATTTTGAGCTTTTGCCGGAAATTCGCATGAAGAAATATGGCGGCTGGCTTGTGGCTGAAGCCATCGAGCAGGAAGAAATCAGCAAGCTCCAAAGTCAGGCGACTATTCGCGCCGTGCAGCTTGCCAAGAAAATTGCGAGTGCCAAAGGCATTCCTCTTGACGAAGCATTTGGGCTGTTGCAAGGCGGTGGTGGTTCGATCACGGAAGCGGAGCTTCTTTCGGAATACACCGAGGAAACGCTGAGCATGATCACTAGCGGGTCTTCAGTGGAAAGCACTAATGCACGCATGGTGACTGCCTTCATCCGTTCTCGTGGCCAGGGCTTAATTGATGGTGAATGGCAAGATCTTTCTGATTGGGAACTGGGCGACACTAAAAATCTTCCTCGTAAAGCCATCGCAAAAGTGGTTGAATTTATTGCCGAAGAGCAGAACGCTGAGACGCAGGAGGCTGTGACAGCAAAAAAAGCGACGAAGAGGAATGGTCCTCAGTAGCAGAAATGCTGGAAGCGCGAGCGCGTAACCAGCTTAAAAACTTAACGGATTGGAACGAAATCTATTTTCGGCTTTCGGCTTCTGACTTCAACGATAGGCGATGGCATGCTGATCAATTTGGTCAGCAGCCATTGTCTGATATTAAGCGTGCATTGAAATATCTTGACAAGCATGACATAGCAAAATACAATGTGCAAAGCGTTGCCATTGCAAAGCTCGGCACGATGGCGGCTGGCATGATGGCAGGGCGCAAGTCCAAAGTGAAGCCAGAGGATTTCTTGCCGTTTGATACAAAGTCAATCAAGAAAGACACTGGAGTCACTGATGCAAGCTTAATTATTTTCCAACGTTTGATGAAGACTAGAAAGATGGATGGAAGGGTTATTGCGTTGTTAGCAGATGATCTAAAAGCTTTTTCTGGGCGTAATCAGGAACAATGATTATAGAATGAAGGGACTGTGATTAGAAAGTAAGATGGCAGCTCAAGACGCCGAATTGAAGCTTAAGGTAAGTCTTGATCTGGCCTTTTTTAGACAGCAATTAGCGGGACTTGGACAAGCTGCCGCTGGCACTCCGATGCCAGTGCAGATTAAATTTGATAGGCGCAGTGTACAGAATGAATTAAATACTCTTGGTGCAAATATTAAACGAAGAAATTATACTCTCAATGTCAACACCAATTTAAAAGCGGAAATCGAGAATGCATCAAAGCTTGCAAAGGCTTTGGATGAGCTTAGTCGCTCTCGAAATACTGCACAAAAATCAATCAATCAACAGCTTGGTCTTGGCGTTTTGATGCAGGGTCCGCAAAGCGGCGGATTAGGTAGTAAAGACGTTATAAAGTTGTATCGAGCCGCCGCGCAGGCAGGATTGCTTGAATATAACAAAGAAATTGCCAGGACAAAAGCCTCCACGATAGCTGCCTTAGAAGAAGTCGGCGCCGACAGTGTGCGTGGATTGTTGAATGGATTAAACAGTGAAGACGAAAAACTTCGGGCGGCAGCTACTTATCTAGGCGAAACTTTAATAAAAACAGTCAAAAATGTTCTTGGTATTGCATCGCCTTCTCGTGAATTCAAAAAGATTGGTCAAAACGTAGGCGAAGGCTTCCAGCAGGGCATGCTGTCCTCAATGGACAAAGCTTTCGGTGCAGTAGAAGGTTTAATGCGAGCACGCATGAAAGTGCTTGATACCATTGCTCGTGGTATGTTCCGCATGGCAGGTATTGATCCTGTCGCCCTTAGGGCTGAAGCTGCTCAGCGCCGTGCATTGCCAGGAGTGAATTTCCCTGCAACAGTGCCACCACGCAACTTCCCTATTGGCCCCTCTGGAACGGGCAGGGCATTACCTCCCGGTGCGACCCCATCCGCGCTTCCCGGTACTGCATTTGGCGCTCAAAAGTATTTGCCCACGGCCCTTGGAGAAGAATTGAAGGCTATTTTGCGTGGGGCTGCATTCGCTTTTGTTGATTCCTTAAAACAACAAGTGAGAAGCGTTCGCGTTGGACTTGGCGCCACCCAGCAACCATTATTGAGCCCAAGTCGCATCGCAGGATTGCTTCCCGCAGGAGTAGGTCGCGCGCCTAGTATGTATTCAACTGGCGCCATGGGAGGAGAGACACGCGCAGAAATGATGGCACGCAGAGAGCGTGAAGCTCGTATACGTTCTGACTTGCGTGGCATGGATGTATTGGGAGGTGGTGCTGGACGCGCTCCTTCTACTTATAGCCATGCGTATCGCAGCGCACGGCCAACGAGCGCCATTGTTCCTTATGCAAGTGGAGGAGCAATTGTGCCACAGCCCTCAATGGCTGGAGGCGGCAATGTACCTCCGTCTGGAGGCGGTGGTTTTGGTGGGATGGGCGGCTTTGGCGGCTTTGGACGTGCGCTAGGAAACGTACCCAATCTTCCCGGCACTGGCACCATTCGAGAACTCGGAAGTGAATTCGCTTTTGCGACCAAGCAAGTATTGCTATTTGGTCAGGCATATAAATTACTGGGCGTCATTCAAGCTTTCCCGGCGCAAGTGGGAGCCGCAGTTGGGCAGTTGCAAAGCTTTAGAAATACATTGAATGCAGTGACGCCTTCAGCAGAAGAAGCCCGCGCGTCCAATGAGCTGCTGCTTGGCCTGATGGAAAAGTACAACGTGCCCCTGCAATCGGCGCGTGATGGCTTCACCAAACTATATGCTTCCATGGCTCCGGCTGGTTTTAGTGGAGACGAAATTAGAGATTTGTTTACTGGCATTACAAAAGCTGCTGCCACTTTTGGCATGAGCGCAGATAAAGTTGATCGCGTGAATTATGCCTTTGCGCAGATGGCCAGCAAAGGTCAGGTGATGAGCGAAGAACTTAAGGGGCAATTAGGTGATGTACTGCCTGGCGCGATGGCATTATTTGCGGAAGCTGCTGGATTCAAAGGGCCAAAAGCCATCCAAGATTTTTCTGCCGCATTGGAAGATGGTGCTTACAAGGGGAAGGCAATGGTTGCATTGTTGAAGAATGTGACTGTCGTAATGAATAAGGAATTTGGTCCTGGTGCCGAAGGGGCTGCTCTTACATTCCAGGGTGTAATGAATCGCATGCAAAACTCAATGACTCTTCTTTATGAGAGCTTTGAGCCTGTTGCAGTGGGATTCTTGAATACTGTTGTTGTTCCAATGACAAATGGAATCAAACAACTTACTGATGGGCTTAATGCATTTTTCACAGGCACTGCAGCGAAAACTGCAGGAGGTTTTGCCATTGCTCAAGAGCTTGAGCGGCTCCGCCCAGCCTTTGATGGCATTGGTCAAAATGTGCAAAAGCTAGTCCCCGTCTTTCAGCAATTCGCAAATGTTGCATTAAACGTGGCAAAAGTTTTTCTTGAAATCGCAGGGAATCCATTTGTTGGGTATTTATTGCGAGTTTACGCGGCAGTTCTTCCATTGACGCTTGCATTGCAAGTGTTGAATTTACAGGCGCTTATTCCAATGATCGCCAGTTTCGTGCGCTCTGCATATGCTCTGACGGTTTTCACCGTTCAGTGTGCAAAAGCGGGTCAAGCGGCTGCCATTGCAAAGCTATCTTTCCAAACTGCTGGAATTACACTGAGAACATTCTTTGCTTCTACTGGTGTTGGATTGGTACTTGTCGGGATTGGATTATTGATTGAAAGATTTACTTCCATGAATCAAGCATTGGAAGATACTAGAAATAAAGCACTTGGAGCGGCGCAGGCAATTCGCTCCATGTCTCAAACAGAGGCAAGAGCGGCAGAGCAGCAGGCTCAGACCGCTTATAAAACTATCGGCTCTGTCGCTGGGCGACAAGGCCCTCAGCAGCAAGGAGGGGACAGGCTTGTTCCAGTTAGCGAAAGAGAGCTAAAGCAACTCCAATCCCTTGGTGCAATTAGAGAACAAAGAGATCCCAGTGGGCAGATTTACGTAAAACGCAGTCAAGCCCTTTCTCTTGCCCAGCAAGCACAACGCATTAAATCGGAGGCTGCATTTAGACAGGAACAAATTAAATTTGAAGAAAAGCAGGCGGCAATGCCGGTGACGATTGCTCCCATTTCGGGGGCTGCGTCTGACGGGAAAGGGACAAAAGCCGCAAAAGAGAAGAAGGAAAGAGAAAGCCAAGTGCCGTTACTGCAATTGCAACTTGCAACAACTAAACAGCTCTTTGATCTTGAGCGAGATATTCTTGCCGCAAGACTTGGCGGCAATGATTTAGAAGTGATTCGACTAGAGGGACTTCGCCAGCAATTGCAAATCAACGAGGAAATTGCAAAAATTAATCTTGAAAAAGACATTCCAGGACAAGAAAAGGCATTGCAAATTGAAAGACTAAGAAAGCAATCGGAAGGGGAAAGACTTCGTACTGCTTTTGAAATAGAACAAAAAATTCAAGAAGTGTATTCGGGGATTAGTGATGCGGTGACAAAAATTGCCCAAGATTCAGCAAATGAACTTGCTGACAAGCAATCATACGAAAAACTGGTATCGGAAGGGGTGTTGCCAAGTATCGCGAAGATTACAATAGAAACCAACAGGCAGTTCGCTGTTGAAGCTCAGAAACTTTCCGTCTTAGAAGCGCAAATAAAGGATCAAATTGCGCTTCTTTCGGCCAAGGAAAAGATAAGCGATGAAGACCAAAAACAGTTGAACATTTTAAAAGAAAGGCTCGGTATCATACAAGGAGGGCAAACTGATTTGCCGGGGTTGGCCCAGGAAGCAATGCAAGCACGCATCAGTGGCGAACAGCCACTTTCGGGCAGGGTTGTGGCGCTGGAAGAAATTGAATCTATGCGTAGGGAATTAGAAAAGCTTACATCTTGGGAATACCAAGCAGTACAAGGTGCGCAAGCAGTTGGATCAGCCCTTGCTGAAGCAATGACGACTGGTGTAGCTGGCATGATTTCTGGCACCGCAACTGCCAAGGAAGTGTTTGCCAGCTTCCTGCAAAGCGTTGGTCAAGCGCTTTCTCAAGCCGCCTCGCAAATGATTGCCACTTACATTGCTATTGGCATCGCAAAAATGTTTGCCGGTCTTAGCGGAGGAGGCGGGAATCCAGCAGGCAGCGGAGGAGGTATTTCGGACAGCCTTCCTGGAATACGTCAATACGCAGGAGGCATGGGAGGAGGTGGAGCGCCAGGCTCTATGCCGTTCGCGCCACCTGCATTTGCTAATGGCGGCATTGTTACAGGCCCCACGCTTAGCCTCATTGGAGAAGGACGTTATAACGAAGCCGTTGTGCCCCTTCCAAATGGTCGCGCCATTCCAGTGCAAATCAACGGCGAGCGTTCTGCTCGTGATTTAATGGGGCGCAATGCACCAGGCATGGCTAATGCTGCTCCGCTTACGCTTAAGTTTGAAAGTACAAAGATTAATGGCGTAGAGTATGTAAGCCGTGAGCAATTAGAGCTTGCAATGGCTGAAACACGCCGTGCTTCAATTGCAGGCGGTGCTACTAGGGGAATGAATATGGCTCTTGATAAGATACAACAAAGTCCATCCACTCGCTCTCGCATTGGCATCCGTTAATGGCTGATTTTCCTTCTATTCGCCCTGCATCGAGAACCTACTCAGCGGGGCAATTCCCTCTTAAAACTTATCGGGCTTTATCAGGCGCTACGGTCAAGCGCGTATTTGGCAATAAAGCTTATGGTCATTCCATTGAGCTTCAATTTACAAACATCACTGATGCATTGGCCAAGCAAATCATTGACCATTACTATGGACAGAATGGCAGCGTAGACAGATTTGCTCTGCCTGCTGAAATGTTTTCTGGAATGAACAGCGCCTTTGGCGATGAGCTAAGAGCGCCAGACGGTATTTCCTGGGAATATGCAGAGCCTCCTGCAATTGAGGCCGTGTTCAATGGGATAAGCAATGTTACAGTGCGATTGATTGGTGAGTTGTCATGAGCGAGAAGATTATTGTTGCCAATTTTTTAGAACTTACCACGGCTAGTGGCATCACAGCTAGTGGCACTCCGATTAGTGGCACCACTCATCGTTATCAGAATTTTTTCTATGGCACAAATGATTCTCAGGTGGCAGTGCCTGGTACAAGCGTGCCGTTGTATGAATTTGCGCCATTCAGAGCAGAAGGCTCTCTTGCTTCGTTGAACGGAGAAAATGCCTTATTGCGTGTGCTGTTCCCACACAGTGAATTTAGCGTGGCACTGGTTGAAGAAGGCGATGGCAATAGGCTTAGTCGATTATCTTTTAAAACTGCATGGCTAGGCAACGCGGGAAGTCTTTCAAGCTATGAAAACTATTCCACCGTTGCATCGTATGACGAATACTATATCGGCGTAGGCGCATCGTTTGATGACACTACTGTTGAACTACGCTTCAGAAGCGCCATGGATAGCGTTGGGGCAAATTTCCCACGACGTACGTTTAACACTACAAATGTAGGCATTTTGCCAGTGACAGCAGAAGTGAGCTTCCGCTAGTCATGAATGATCTCATTGGCTTGCAATATAAATGGGGGGCTTCTCCCGACGATGGCTTGGGTTTTACAGACTGCTTCCAATTGTTTTGTGCAATTAGACGAAGGCTTGGCCTTTATGATTATGCTGCTGATTTTGCTTGGGCCTATGAGAACTATCAAGAAAATGCTCTTCCTCCATTGAGAATGGCTCGTTGGCTTTTGCAAAATGCTGACAGAACACTTAGTCCATCGTCTGGTTGCGTGGCAATGCTTGGACAGCGCAGCGCATTGGGGACAATAGCAAACAAAAGCATTATTTGCATTGCTCCAAGAGGACGTAGTGTTAGCATTGCTTTATCGTCAAAGACGACAAGAGAATTCAACTGGTTTAAGCCAAAGGCCGATGCGTAAATTACTGCCCTACGAGCACCAATTAATTGAAGCACTTGGCATTACGGAACAAGAATACTGGCAGTTTTATCTTGCACAATTAAATTACAGAGACGAAAAAGTAGGCACTATTTTTGATGTACGAAATACAGGCGCAGAAGTTGCAATTGTCTTGAGTATTGTTGGCGTACTTGCGCAGGTAGGTGCTGCTTTATTGGCGCCCAAGCCAGAGCTTCCTGAGCAACAAAAAGTTGGCAAGCAAAGTCGCAATGCCATCTTTGGCCCACGTTATGGCTTCAATTCTTTTCAGGAAGTGGCACGCTATGGCGATCCTGTGAATTTGGTTTATACCAATAAAGAGGACGATAACAAAAGCGCTGGGGGGCTAAGAGTTAATACGTCCTTGGTCTGGTCGGCTGTACAAAGCTTTGGCAACAAGCAATTCATTCAAATGCTTGGCGTTGTCGGAGCTGGAGACATTGAAGCTTATGAATATGGCTTCACTGCATTTGGCCAGGCCCCATTGGAGGATTTTCCTGCTCAAAAATACTGGCTCTATGGCAACAATGCCAGCGGTCCGCTGAAGTTTGGTGACTTTCAGCTTCCGCCTGGCAACGCAGAGCAAGACCCAAGCAAGGATGGGCAAGGCGCACAAGATTACACTTATCGAGCAAACAAAGGCGGAGCCATCATCGTCGATGGTTATAGCCAAGCATTTTCTCCTTCTAGCAATAACACTTTAGGCCTTTACGACGTGGTGCCTATTAACGTGCTCGTATTAGAGCGCGATGAAAACGGCCAGTTGACTAAAGATAATGGAGACATTCTTGGTCGATCAAAAGATGACCTTGGTACTCGCATTTCTTCCGAAGATAGAGGCATATATTGGCCGCAATCATGGCAAGGCAGCGACAATCGCCCAATGTTTCCAGAAGGCGCTTCTTTTACATTGCGCTTTGTTGAAACTGATGACAGGATTGATGATGAAGTGGAACGTGCTGCGCAGGACTATCGCATTGCCTTGATCAGCACAATGACAGCATCTAGCGTTTACAAGCTTGGTGCCGCAAAATTTAAGCTTACTAATGCCATTGAAACGAGGCAGGGAAGAGAAGGAGAATTCACTTTTCAATGTGTAGAAAGTGGCATTCTTTGCGAAGAAGACTATGGAACAACGAGCTATTTAGAGAACGAAGTAGAAACAGAAGAGCTTTTGCAGCAAAAGCGAGAAGAGCTTCAAGCTTTAGACGATGAAAGAAAAGGATATGGCAATATTTACATTGGTGAAGGAGCTGATGTATTTCTTGCATTGCAAGCTGAATTTGATCAAGTGGAGGATGAAATTGAAACACTCACTTCAATTATTAAGGGTACCATTGATGACGATTCCCTTTATGACGCAGCCAAAAATAGCGGACAGTTCACTGATCTAATTAAACAGATTGATGGTATCGAGGATACGATTAAAGCCAAGAGAGATTTGATTGAAGAAAAGAATGATGAGATTGCAGATCTCTTAGACGACAAACCGCAGGGCTATAAAGGGCAGATTTCTAGCAAGAAGCAAAGGAAGAGAGCTTTGCAGAATGAAGTGAGAAATGCCAAAAACGAATTGAAGGATCTATATGCCAAGCTTTCGAGAAGGGCTACGTTGCGTGGCTTGTATGACGGCAATCCGCGTTCTGATGCGGCAGATGAGCGCAAGCGCCTGAAGCGCAGGAAGAACAGGCTCAAGACGCGCCTCGGAGAGCTTGCGTCAAATCTTATTATTGACACCAATGCCATGGCTGCGAGAGATGCGGCATGGCAAACGCGGTACGATGAAGTGCAGGAAGTCATTAATGAATGCCAGTTTATCTTGCGCGATCCAGAACGATTTAATGACTATTTCAATGTTAAATGCCTAGCAAAGATTGATGAACTTACTTACACCACTGTTACAAAGTGTGACATCGTTGATTTTGCATTGAAAGCAAGAGTTTATAAGCGCATTTCTGGGCGCCAAAGCAAATATGGAGACAACAAAGAGCAAAAGCATAGAGACGCAGATAATGGTCTCCGCATACGCACAGCAATGTTTTGGTTGCTTTACAAGAAAGAGTCTGATGATATTTATCAGCGCGTGCCAACTGTTTTTGCCATTCGTAGAGGCGTGGAAGTGGACAACTTTGTCAGTATGCGTTTTGTATCAAATGAGGAGCGAACGAAATGGTCATTCAAGATGGAACCAATTATCGACTTGTCGGCAGAAATTCGCACTTACTTTGGCGAGCGAGAAGTGGACGTAGCCTATCTTGACACTCGCGCATACAAGAATAGCGAGAAGAATAAGAATATTCCCATTGGCAATGGCCGAGCGGGATATGTTGCCATTCACGGTCGAGTGTTGAAAACCGAAAGGCTCCTTCCTCCGCTCAATAATAATCCAGGGTTTGTAGATGAATGGGGCGTGTTTTCAATGCGTTCTGACACGCAAATTGCCTTCTCTTTCGATGGTGGCCCTGAAATTGCATTGGCGGCTGTTACGGAGCAGCAAATAGAAACTTTCCCACGCGATCTTTACCAAGGACTTTCTCTCATTGGCTTCAATGCTTACAGCGGAAAAGGCATTCAAGATTTGCGCACGCTGAGCGCTTATGTGACCAAAGGCAAGAAAGTTAGGCGGTTTGCTCCGAATCAAGATGGCGACTATGTAGTAGACGTAAATAGTGTGCCAGTCAGTTCAACGAGTTACGCTCCTGAAATCTTCTTGGACAGCGTGCTCGATAAGGAGAATGGCATTGGAGCATACGCTGATATTAATGGCATCGACCTAGAAAGCCTTGGCAAGGCCGTGAAGTTTTGCAAGGCAAATGGTTATTTCATGGATGGCATCATTGCCGATCCTCAGTCATGGCGCGAATTTTGGACAACAGTGGCACCGTTTTCATTGCTGGAATTTACCAAGATTGGCGGCAAAGAATCATTGGCACCTGCGGTGCCCTATGACGAGAATGGCTTAGTTGATAGCCGCATTAATATTTCTGCTTTGTTCAATCAAGGGAACATTCTCGAAGGGAGCTACAAGGAAGAATTTATTGACTATGGCGACAACACTGAAGATCTTCTTGCCACCATCGTCTATCGAGATTCAACAGACGGGGATCCATTTCCTGGCAATACAAGCTTCACCATTCGCTTGGCGAATGCAGATGAAGCCTCTTGCATCAGGCAAACGTTTGATTTATCTGCGTATGTCTCCAGCAGGAATCAGGCAATTAATTATGGCATGTTGTTATGTTCACAGCGGCGATGGTCTAAGCGTGCCGTGGAATTTAAAACATTCCCAACTGAAAGCCCAGTGGCGCCTGGATCCTATATTTATGTGCAAACAGACCAAAACCAATGGGACAACCTCACTGCAGGCAAAATTGGAGCTGGCGGAAGCCTTGACATTCCATTGACAGAAGGCATTGTCAATGCCACGTACGATGCTTTGCTTTACAAGGGCGGCCAAGGCGTCGTCAAAAAACCTGGCATCACCATTGTGAACAACACTGCTCCAGAACTTGCCGCTTTTGAAGGATGGCTAGTAGTGTTTGGCAATCAAATTACAAACAAGCGCGTGTTTCGCGTGACGGAAATCACAATGGAGGAAGAAGGGGAAGTGACCATCAGGGCCATTGAACATCCTTGCGACGAAAGAGACGGCACCACTTATTCTCACATCGTACAGTTTGACACCACTTTGTATCAAATTGATGATTAAGGAAGCTGCTAAGATGAAACAAAGACAATAAAGCCATGCCATTTTATACTGGACGCACTGGCAAGTTGCGACTTAGCGACAATGAAGTGGCGAAAGTTAGAGACTGGGCCTTGGATGTATCCATGGATCCCATTGAAACTACTGCTCTTGGTGACACCGCACAGTCTTATACGGCTGGCATGTCTAGCGCTACGGGGAATGCCACGGTTTCGTACTATACAGGCGCTGCAACAGGCGTAGTGCAGCTCCTGCAGAAGATTGTTACGACTGGCGCTATCACTGACGATAATCAAGTGGAGGTGACGTTTGAAGTGGGCGCCGATCAATACTTTAAGGCAAATGCTTTCATTACCAACGCAAGCATTTCATCGTCTACAAACGAGCTAACTAGCGTATCGTTTCAGTTTACAGTGAACGGAGCATTAACTACAGTAGAAACTACTGGCACGGTTTAGTTATGACATTCTTTGTTGGGCATACTGGCATGGTGCGCCTACGGCGCAGAAGCTTAGAAGATATTGACCTGCCAATTAATGTGGACGCGAGCGAAATTAATACTACGCTCAATAGGCTTTATTTTGAAGGGAGTGAAGACAATATTCTGACGGGAGATCAGCTCTTTATTTCTACGGAAGACAGCAGAGGGCTTGCGTTTTTTTCCGCAGAAGCATGGCCCACGTCTTTGCAGGTGCAGAAATATTTACGCGCCTATGTCAATGTAAACGCCCTTGGTGGACTTCGATTTTACGATACATTTGTCGATGCAGTTAATAACAATAGAGAGAATGAACTAGTGCTGTCGGCAGATTTTAGTGCGCCCATTGCTGCCACCATTGTCGTCAAAGATAGTCGTTACAACACCCTTGGTTCTGTCATTTCTTATGACATCAATACTGATCGAGCGGCAGTAGAGACAACTAGCCTTTCTGATAAATTCAGGCAGCAATACTCGGCTGGCTTAATCAGTGGCAGCGGAAGCATTGAATGCCTGTTCAGCTATCAAACAGTTGCAGATGAAGAGGCGCCTTTGTTTTTGTTGCAGACAATTCAACGCCTGGATGTTGGCAGCGAGCTGAGCATGCTTTTGTCATTGTCTCCGCCAGAAGGAGAACGTAGTAATTATTCTGCATCGTCAAACGAAGTGTTCTATGAAGTGCAGGCGGTAATCACGCGTGCTGGCGTAACAGTTCGCTCTGACGCACTCATTTCATGCTCTATTGACTTTCTGACTACTGGCGAATTCAGAGTGAAAGTGGGCGTACCAAACGAATACATCCTGAAGGAAGACTTCGATCTCATTGAAATGGAAGAAAACCAAGAAACTGGCCTTGGTTTCTTACTGCAAGAAATCACTGATTAATTGCAGCTTGATTAATGAGGCTTAGTGAATGGCTACAATTGGTTGTAGCATTGTATCATTAGGCCGAATTGAGACATGGCTGACCAAAGAATTTCGGAACTTTTTGAAATTAGCAGCAGTGGCGTTGCGTCTAATGACGTGCTTCCCATTGTTGATACTAATGTCAGCCAGACCAAGAAGATTACGGCCAAAAGTTTAGCAGAAGCTGGATTTCGCCTTGCTGATGATTCAACATTAAGTGGATCCAAACTTACTGCCACTGGCGTTACCAGCGATAAGCTCGCTGATGGTGCGGTTACAACAGCTAAAATTGCTGCCACTGGTGTTACTTCCGCAAAGATTGCCGATGGTGCAGTAGGAACAACACAGCTCGCTGCAACTGGTGTGACCACGGCAAAGATTGAAGATGGCGCTGTCACTTTTGCCAAGATTCAAGACATTGCCACAAACACGCTGCTTGGTCGTTCAACGGCTGGTTCTGGCGATGTAGAAAGTATTTCCTGCACTGCTGCAGGACGCGCTGTGATTGGCGCTGCTGACGCGGCTGCTCAACGCACTGCATTGGGCTTGGGCAATATTTCTCTTGCCACTGGCACATGGGCCAACGGTGCCACAGTGAGCGGCACCAACACTGGCGATCAGACCATCACGCTTTCTGGCGATGTCACTGGCACTGGCACTTCTGGCATCGCAGTGACAATTGCTACGGGCGCCGTTAGCACAGCGAAGATTGCTGACAGCGGCGTTACCACTGCAAAAATTGAAGATTCTGCCATCACTGGAGCAAAGATGGCAGATAATTCTGCGGCCATTGTTGCCACCACTGCTCCTTCTGCGAATGGTGATTATATTGGCCAACAATATTTAGACTCTGTTACAAATATTGAATATACATGGACTGGAGAAGAATGGAGGCAGCAAGCGGGCCTCACTTCTCTCGCGGTGTCCCCTGATGCATTGTTCACTTATAGCACTGATTTGACGGTAGCTTATACGGCTACTATTTCGGGGGCATTGAATACACAACCAGCAGCATGTTTCTTTGCAGGACCAGCGAGCGGATCTGATGCAGCTCCAGCATTTAGAGCAATTGTCACCACTGATCTGCCAACGGCTACTAATTCTACGCTTGGCATTGCACGTCCAGGAAGTGGTTTAACAATTAATGCAAACGGCATTATTGACCATAGCAATACCACAACAAGCGGCTCTTATTACAAAGTAAATGTAGACACAAATGGTCACGTTACTGGCGGAAATACTGTTCTTGTTGCAGGAGACATTCCAGCTTTAGACGCAAGCAAAATCACTACTGGCACTTTTGGCTCCACATTTATTGGCGACGATGCTATTGATGGAACCAAAATTGGAGACCGCGTGGTTTGCAACTTTGGCGAAACACGCCCAGCCGCTGGCGATTTTGTTGGGCAATTTTTCTATGATCCTATCAACAAAGACACTTATGTTTGGGACTCTAACGTTTGGCAAGAAATTTCTGTTACTGCTGGCGCTATTGTTTTAGCTGGTCTTTATAACGCAGGCACAAATAAAATTGTTTCACTAACTGGTGCTGGCGCTGCAGTTTCTGGTCTTACTGTTTCAGGCACTATTCCTGCTGCCAACAGTGGCAACTCTGGATATTATTTCCTTGTGAGCGCTAGCGGCACTGGCTCTGGCAACGCTCCTAACGTCACGCTTATTCCGCCTGATCTCATCGTTTCTGATGGCAGTGCATGGTATGAAGTGGATGTAAGCAGCTCCTATGTAAGTCAAAATGCTGCTTCTATTTCCTTTGCTCCTTCTGGGGATGTAAGCGCTACCACCGTCCAAGCCGCGATCCTGGAGGTGAGTAGTGAATGCAGAGATGCCACAAACATTAGCAGCGGCACGCTGGCTATCGCACGAGGCGGCACTGGTATTAATTCTTACACAAAGGGCGATCTGCTTGTTGGTTCCGGAACCACTCTTGTTAAGCTGCCAGTTGGCACGAACACCCACGTATTGGTAGCCGATTCGACGGCTGGTCCTGGCGTAAAATGGGCAGCAGCGACGAATGGCACGGTCACTACTGTCAGTGGCGTGTCGCCGTTGAGCGTTAGTAATCCAACCACCACTCCAACAATTTCCGTGGCGGCTGCTTCTACAAGCGCTGCTGGTGTTGTTCAGCTTACCAATAGCACGAGCACGACTAGTAGCACACTTGCCGCCACTGCTACGGCAGTAAAGAGTGCTTACGACCTTGCCAATGCTGCGTTGCCCAAGTCTGGCGGCACAATGACTGGCAACTTGCAGCTTAATAGTTCAAGCAGCGTTGTATTCCAAGGCACGTCTTTTAATACCACGCTTAATATTGTCAATCCTTCTGCTGCTCGTACAATTTCTCTTCCCAATGTGGGCGGAACTATTGTTACAACTAGTGGGACAAGCGTTGTAAGCAATGCAATGGTTGCAAGCGGAATAGATGGAAGAAAGGTTAGCTTTACATCCCAGAATAAATTACAATTGGATGGTGGGTTTAAAATCGGCAATACTGTATTTAACGGTGATGACGTAGCAATTGGCGTTAGCGCATTGGGTGGCGACCAGCCAGGTTCTTCTCGAATTGCGATTGGATCCAGTGCACTGTACAACAGCAATGGCCTAGGTGATATTGCAATTGGTGGCAACGCTTTGTATAGTTGGGTCGTTGGATCCGGCGTCGATACTTCACATGTTGCAATTGGCTACACATCACTCTCATCTCTTCCATCCGGCGATGCAAACGTTGCCATTGGTGGATACACACTTTGGCAACTTACTAATGGCAGTTATAATACAGTCATTGGAGACAATGCGGAAAACTCAAAAACGTCTGGAAGCAATTGCATAACTATTGGGGCAAATGCATCTGGCAGCACGGTAACAGTTAGCAACGAAATCACATTAGGCAATTCAAGCATTACAAGCCTGCGCTGTGCAGTGCAAACTATTTCTTCACTGTCCGATGCTCGCGATAAAACTGACATCGACGATCTTGGTCTTGGTATTCACTTCATTGACAAGCTACGGCCAGTTAGTTTCACTTGGCAAACGCGAGAAGGCATTGACACAAGAGATGGCACAAGGGATTGCGGCTTTTTGGCTCAAGATCTTCTCGAAGCACAGTCAGACGACGATGCAGAATTCTTAAATCTTGTATTGCAAGCCAATCCTGATAGACTTGAAGCCTCCTATGGGCGACTCATGCCAGTGGTTGTACAAGCTCTTAAAGACTTGTCTTCAGAGCTAAAAACAATCAAGCAAGAACTTGCTCAATTAAAAGGAGAAGCTTGATAATGACTATTGTTAGAATGCCAATTAATGATTGCTTGCAGGATAGGCCCCATCAATGATCTACCCCGCATCGTACGATATTACTATCCTGCAAAACTCTACTTGGCGGGGCGTATTTCGCGCCACCGATGAACGCAGAGATATTGACAGTATTTCCGTGGTGTCCAGCGGAGCCACGTTTACTTCTGACTGCCATGGTTTAACTAGTGGCAATAAAGTGGTATTCACTGGAAGCGGAGATTTCCCTTGTGGGCTTAGTATTAATAGCGTTTATTACGTTATTAGCTCTGGGCTTACTACTAGCCAATTCAAGGTGTCGGCATCTAGCGGGGGGACAGAAGTTAGCGTGAGCGGCCCTGGAAGTGGAACGTTTTATGTGGCCAAGCCGTTGGTACTTTCTGGTTATGGTATTGACTCCGACATTAAAGGACTCACCGATAATACGCAAATAGGATACTTTGATTGCACTGTTACCGATGCATCAAATGGCGTGTTCACAGTAGAAATGCCTCCCGCCAGAAGCTCTGGGCTTACCCCTGGCCGCTATGGTTACGACGTGAGCCTTACCACCGCTGGTGGAGACCGTTACTATTGGCTCACTGGCGTAGCCACTGTCCAGCGCACGTACTCTCGCAATTAATTGCTTTCTTTTTCATAGAATAAAGAAAAGCTTTTATAGTTATGGCACAGCGTATTATTGGCAGTGAAAGCTATGAAGGCGTGTTTGTTCGAGGTGATGCCAGTGGCAGCGCTGTGCCTATCACTGGCTCATTGCGCATTCCTGAGCACGATTATATTGCTTTAGGATATGACGGCACTAAGCTTTCTTCCATTGCATATAAACTTGGTGGTGCAAGCGGAGAGACCGTCGCTTCATTGACGCTTACTTACGATGGAAGTGATAATTTAATTAGCGTAGCTAAAGCATAAACGGGGCTACAATAAGGCAAGAAAAGAATTGCTAAAGCCCCATGGCTAATGTTCAACTTGCCGTAGCAGGCGACGATACCACGCAAGTTATTTTGTCAGTGCCTGGTGTGCAAGGGCCTGCAGGAAGTAATCTTCCTGCTAGTGGTACGACGAATCAAATACTGTTTAAGCAAAGCAATACTGATTACGACACTGCATGGAGCTTTGTCACCAATGCGATGGTGGACAGCAGCGCCGCGATTGCTGGCACCAAGATCAGCCCCAACTTCGGCAGCCAGAACGTCGTCACGACTGGCACTGCAACGGCTGCATCGTTCATCCCAACCAGCAGCAGCGTCCCTACCAACGGCGTTTATCTACCTTCGGCAAACAACGTAGCCATCTCGACTAGTGGGACGCAGCGTGTCAACTTTGGCACCAGCGAAGTCGTATTCAACGAAACAGGCGAGAACTACGACTTCAGGATTGAAAGCGATACTAATGCAAATATCTTTTTCGTTGATGCCTCCGCAAATGCGGTAGGGATTGGCACTACTTCGGTTACCAATCTTCTCCACCTTCGCAGCGATAGCGCCAGTGCTGTTGACCATCTTTACCTACAAAATCGCAATGGTGGATCTAACAGCGGCGCTCGAATTGCGTTTTCCAACGGCACCGTCGATTACGGCGACAACCGCTATGCGTACATTGGCGCAGTCAATACTGGGGCGTCTGAAAGCGGCAATGACCTTGTATTTGCTACCAACGCAAACGGTGGCGCGGCCACTGAGAAAGCTCGCATCGACAGCTCCGGCAGGTTGTTAGTTGGCACGTCT